ACATTCATCATCAGTGCTTGGTAAGTAGGTTTTTGCTTCATTCATAGCTGTCTTGTTGCTTTCTTTACCAGCAGCCTGATTACTTCGTCAAGCTTCTGCACGCTGTCTGCTATCATCTCCATAATTCCTTTGCGCTCTTCCTCTGTGATTTCTTTGTGCTCCATAATCATTTGCACCAAGCCACCAATTGAAGTCAATGGCTGGCGAAGTTCGTGGCTCAACATGAAGCGAAACTCTTCCAGAAGGATCTTCTGCCGCTCATGTTCATGCGAGCTTATCGATGTCACATCGACCAATTGAATGCCGATAATGTGCACGCTGTTCATGATTGAGTAAACATTCCACATATTGTACCGCTCAGAAGACATCTTCTGGCGTGTCTTGGAATACACTCTAATAGGATCCGGTGCCTTGCTCTGTGCTTTCCTGATTGCTCCAAGCATCTCATCGCGATCACTGTCATTGGCTGCAATGTCCAATATGTTACCGGGCTTAATATGACTTACGTATTCGCGAAACAAATCGTTTGAGGTGACAATGTTTCCATCCCTGTCGGTAATCACATAGAAGAGGTCGATGCTCGCCTCAAGGATGTGCAGTGATGCCATAAAGCAAAGATAAGATTTAAGCCCTTAGCTCGCTTCTTAGATCGTTAAATAAATTGCTCCAGGCAGCACCGCAACCCATCAAGTATTTCGCACTCATCCACAGGGCAAAGCTAAACACAACACCATTAAGGAGTATATCGTAGTTCATAGGCGAATCCAATTCTTGCGTGTTTCTTACAGGCTGAGGTTTGAGGGTATAGGCTGTGGGCTGTGGGTATAGTGACAAATCGCAGGGCTGAATGGTATCGAAGGCGGTAAGTTCACGCACTGGCTTTGGCTGTGCCATGACGAACTCGAAGCTTTCGCGATTAGCTTGCTGAAAGCTTGTGTCGGCATTTGCAACCTCCCAGCTCATGGTGTCAACATTCACCTTGTTATGGCGTGCAATCTTGATGGTATCTCTACGAATCTGCTGCATCGTCTTTGGCTTTTGGAATGTACCCTGCTGCGATTAGCGTTGCTACAATTGCCGCAAGGGTTTCGGTTGAAATGACTTTGAAGATTAGCAAGAAAATTGAAACTAATATCATAAGGCTTCCTATTGTGCTACGCCAATGCTTGACAATTATATCAATGATTCGCCTTGGTTTGGTAGCACGTTTTCGCATGGGTTAAATTACGCGAAAGCATTGCCAGTGTTGGGGCAATTAGGCCCTAAACTTTACAAAGTGAGAAATACAAATTAGCCTCTTCGCGTCTGCGATTGGTTAGCCCTGCAAGCACCTTGCCGCCTGCCTTGTTCCATCTTAGGAACTCATCAAGTATGGAAGGGTCGGCATTGTTCGCTTTGGCTTTCTTTAGCAGCGTGGATTTAATTAATGCACCCGTTCCGACATTGTAGGCAAAGCATACCAAAGCATCGAACTGGCATTGATTGATGTTTGGTAGGTGCTTATTTACCGCCGCTTCAAATGGCTCAAGCGTGGCAAGTAGCAACTGAGTTGCTTCCTTTTCGCTTGCGAGCTTTTCGCCAAGCAGAATTTTTTTGCCGTTCGGGTAGCGTGTCGAGCCGTAGCCAATTGTCGGCACGCCAGCAGGGCAAAGGTAGGAACTCAACCGCAAGCCCTCATACTTCTTGATTAGGTTAAGACCAAGTAGTGAGGTGCTGCGCATTACTTTATTTCGTATTGAAAATAAACGCGTATATAGGTATAATTTGAGCCTGCCGTGCTTGATATAAAACGAATAACGCCATTATTCGAGCTTACATCTGCTTGCACATAACTTGAAACCCAATCGGTTGTAGTGTCAGGAACAACAACACCTATTAAATCTTTTTGTGATGTAAAATCTGATGCAATTGGTAAAGAAAATTCAAAGGTTACATCATCATCGCCAGCGTCAAATTGCAACTCAAAAAAGAAAGACATTGAGACAATGTTATCTACACGCTGATAGTATCCATTCTGTTCAGTTATAACTGTGGCGATTGGACTTATATTGCTAATTGTAGGCGTGAATGTACCACTATCTAACTGAGGCATTCCCGAATAAATATCTTGCACCTCAATCTGCTTGGATTGGTTAGCAGCGGTATCCACAATGTACATAATATCCGTTGGGTCTGCTGCGCCTAACGTGCTTAAATCGGTTACTTTAACGCCTGCCATAGTTGGTTAGTTTTAGTTTCGCTAATTTACAAATTATTAAGATACGTTAAGGCATCTTCTGAATTATCAAATTGTTGGTTGTTGAATGTGGTGCTTGTGGTTGCAAAGCAATACACGCCTGCCTCACAACTAATGTGCAGACTTTGGCTATCCACTATCTCCCAATTTGGAGCGATTAGTTGCGCATCGATTTCGCCATCCGCAACGGAGGAAAAAAATTGTACCGATGTTTGTGTGATGTTTACGTTTATCATAGTTTTTCGATTAAGTAAAATGAGCCTGCGTTGGTATCAGTAGAGCCACTATTTTGAACCGCAAAAACTAAATACTGGTCAACAGTCCAATTTACAATAACTGATATAATTGAATTAAATAAACCGTAATCACTTGCGTTTGTAGTAAACGAAGTAGAAAAAATCTCTGTATTAACAGTGCTTGATTTTATAACTAAGTGTCGAAGCATTTGATTTGTTGTAAACGAAATTGCACCTGCATTTGCAAATACGCCTAATAGAACAGGTGAGCCACTTAAGTTTGCCGTAGTGTTGGCGTATATCCTTATTGTTTGAGTTCCATTTCCACCCACTTTTTTGGTTCTATAATTAACTCGAATAATATCACCAGCAGCAAATGTATTGGCAGTAATCAGCTGCGTATAGGCTACATTGTTTGAATTATTTGTAAATGATGCACTATTTACAGTCGACTTATAAATCAACGGCAATGCAGGGAATGTAGCAAGCGTTCCATCGCCTCGCACATATTCGGATGTCGTGCCTGTTGGGGTGTTAAACTTGCCGTTGAATGTAGTCCAATCGGCTGTGCTTAATGCGCCTCTATTACTTGCGCTGGCAGTTGGTAGGTTGAATGTGTGGGTATCAGTTGCCGATGTAATCCCGAAATCCGTTCCACTTGTACCCGTTGCGAAGTTTTGCACTTGGGCAGTCAATCCGTTCAATGCGTTAAGCCCTGTGGTGAAGGTTGTGATTACTTGGCAGAGGTTGTTGTCCTCAGTGTGCAGCGTAATGTTACGCCCCGATGTAGTTACGAAAATGCGTACTGCGAGCCTATCAGTTGCAAGCAAAGTTGTCGAAGGTACTGCAAGTGCACTAACGTACAAATCGACTACCGTGCCGCCTGTAATCGCTTCGGGATTTGTAGACCCTGTTGAAATTAGCGTAAAGGTTGCGCCATCGTACTTGTAAAGCTCCATGTAAAAGCTCGGATTTCCGCCGCCACTCGAAGCATTGAAGTAGGTCTCGAAGTTCCAATTGCCTGAAGGGATTGCCAAAAGGCTTGGGTCGCCTGCATCCGTTATGAATTGTGCAATGTATCCATCGCCTTGCGCGTTTGTGCGTGTGAAGTCCGTGCCACCTCCGAGAACTGGAGTGCGGCTCATTTGAAAATAAGCATTGCCTCCAATCGTGCCCTGACTTATTGACCCGTTGAGATAATAGTTAACCGATGCGCCACCGCCACCGCCTAAAGGAAAATTTGCCAAAGAGCCATCGCCTCGAACGTACTGGCTTACAAGTCCGTTGGCTGTTATATCAACGCTTGGGGTAGTGGTTGGGTTAGGTACGTTAACGCTAAAGGCTGGGTTTGTCGGGTTAGGTACTGTTGCCGCAACCGAAGTAACCGTGCCGTTTGTAAGCGTTGGGAATGGCTGAGGTGCGCCCGTTCCATCTAAGTAGTCCGAGCTTGTTCCGGTTGGTGTATCGAACTTGCCATCGAAGGTGTTCCAATCTGCGCTGCTGAGGTATCCGTCTGTTGTGGTGTCGGCTTGGCTTATGCTTATGTCAGGCGTAGTGCCACCGCTTGAACTTAGTGGCGCGGTTGCGGTTACGTCCTCAACTATTGTCGCAGGCAAAACCGGAATTGTTGGCTTATTCAATATTTGATTATTGCCGCTTGTTGCGTTCCAATCTGATGGCTGTTGAACCGTTGGAAATCCTGCGCCAAGATTAACCCAATAGCTTGTATTAGTTGGCAATATTGAATCATTCGCAGCGATGCAACGATAAACGTTGCCATTATACCAAACGATGTTACCAATCGCGTAAGCGTTACCCGTTGCGCTTAAATGGTCGGTGGTAAACGGCAAGGCTATTAATGTGCCACCACCACCACCGCCACCAATTGCGATTAACGGGTCGGCGGGTGTTCCGTTTCCTGTGATTGTAATGCCATCCACAGCAACCTCGGTAAGGCATGGCGTGCATGGCTCAAAGTCTGGCAGCGGAATGTCACCAGTTGCGCAAGTATCGTAGCAGCCGTCCTCGCTTGAGGTGCTGATATTCACATCCACATCAATCGCAACAGCAGCCCATTCATAATTCACTGGCAAGTACCGAATCTCATTTTGGTAGCCATTGGGCACAACCTCGTAAGCAATCACGCCAATGGCGGTCTTGAATTGCGGATCTGTTCCGCTGATCAACCTCAGCACCCTCGATGCTACCCAGTCCTGCGCATCGGCAGAGTCGCAAGGCAAGTGCGATTTGCGCACCATTGCGTATGCGGTCATGCTGAAGCGTGTCTCATAAATTGACTTGCATCCAGCTAACCTCAAAGAGTCATTCTTAGCCACTGTGATCTTCCCACGCTTGGCCCAGAACAATGTGCCCTGCTTCGCATCAAAGTTCGTCACAGGAATCGCCTGACCATTGCCAATGTAAAAGGCCCACGCCTTGTCATTGCCTTCGCCTACGGCCTCGCTAAGGCCATAAATCTGATCAAAGATATTGCCGACTTCAATGCGTTGGTTGAGTCTGTCCAGTATGGTAGAAAGTAGATTCATGATTTGTTCATTGCGTTGGTTATTTGTTCAACAAGTAGGATGGCATGCTCTTCAAGCATTGCCTCTTGCTCTTCCTTGGTCGGCATAAAGATAGTGCCGTACTTACCCTCAAGACCATCAACCTTGCCAGTCTCAGATCCAGGCAAAGCAATTGCAGCTTCCAAGCCTTCTGTGATTACTTCCTCCGACAAGAATCCACCTTTCAATCTTCCAGTCAATTCCAATGGAAGCTTTGCAGATGTGCCTTGCTTAAGTTGCGCATAACCGCCTGGGAAGAAAAGCGACTTAATAGGCGTACCTCTCTTGCCGACCTTGAATTTCGATGGTGCATTTCTTAGGCTGCGAGGACTGACATAAATTGGCGTAGTGCTGTATGGCTTGGTAGGCAATTTCTCGCCTGCTGTATTGCTTCCTCCTGATGAGCCTGTGCCAAAGATCCGCTTGAACATGATGCGCTTTAATTCTCGAACAGGTGCATACAAAACAGTAAAGTTTGATGTAAATCCCTGATACAAGTTATCAAGACTCTTCTGAATTTCGGCAGGTGTCGGCATGTTATGGAAGTGCTGTGACGTACTTCATGTTGCGCCTACAATCCCAGCAGTGCGTGTCATCAGGCAAGCGCATGTTCTGCAACATCGCACTAAGTTCGTCTGCATATCTTGAAGCTGCGATATCTCTTGCTGCCATTAGGCCCTCTTGCAACTCGGTCTTATTAGACCCACGATTCACAATCACAGTTGTGTTAACCCTTTGATTTGGGCTAACTGTGAGTGCATAGTTGTAAATCTCAACCGCTGTGGCATAGGCTAATGACAAGGCCATCGTGCCACCAATCGAGCAGATCCATCCTTGGCGGTCGCAGCTCACTGAATAGTTGATGCTCATGCCAGCGGTGTACTTGCTCGATTTGCTTGTCAGCACATTCGTGCCATCTGTTGTCAGCTCAATGCCGATCGCATCCACAAAAGGGCAGATGTGCGATTCCTTTGGACCGCCTCCGCAACTTGTGCAAGTACCCTTCTTTGGCGTGAACTTCACAGCATTCATGGTGGACTCATACACGATGGCAATGTCCATCTTGCGCCGTGCTGAGGTGAATGTCTTTCCAAGGTACTGGTCTACGGAGCCTTGGAAGTAAGTGAATGACTCAAGCAACTTGCCTGTTGTCATGTCGAAAATCAAAATCGGCACATTGGTATTCCCAGATGTGATTGCGATGTTGATGTCCGCTAAGTAAAAGTTAAGGTAGGAAATAGTATTAGGATCAATCTTTAATCTGATGCCTGCATAATTGCCGGCACCAAGTGCAGTTTGCATGTTGATATAGTTGGACAAAACTTGTCCAATCCTTCGCCCCTCAATCACAGTGTCGCTCTTCATCATTGGGCTAAGTTTGGTCAGCACATCAGATGAAAGCTTGCGCCATGCAAAGGCTCTCTTGTCTGCAAATAACTCAGCACCGTTGTTGTATTGGTCAGTGATTAGCTGGCCCAAGAATGTAGTGTTGATTCCGAGATCATCGATATAGAGCCCAGTCGATGGCTCAAAGCCTTCGCAGTCTCTTAATCCTACAAGTGATTCAATGCACATCTTTTTAGTTTTTACAAAGATAAAAAAAAGAGCGGCCATTTAGCCGCCCTTCTTTATTGCGTGGTTAGATTATCCAATCCGCTCTGGGTCAATAAGTCCTCATCGGCTTGCGAGAGTAAACCTACCGACCCTATTACGGGTTTGCAATCTGAACACAGTTAACATAGTTAACACCAGCATACTTGTCAGAAGACTCGTAAATGTCAGTTGGAAGAGTTACAATCTTTCCAGTTGTAGTCAACACGATTGACAAGTTTCCGCAGTCATCCTTCATTGTCAAATCAACTGGTACTCCAGCAGGTGTGAACACCAAAGTCTTAGAGTAGTTTGATCCAGCAACAGGAGTGATGCCTGTGTTCCAATCAGCTAAGTTGAATGATAACCACTGGATCGCTCCGGCAGTTGTCACCAAGTTCTTAAGCTGTGAACCTTGAGCAGCAGCTACGCGAGAATCGTAAGCAAAGCCGAATCCGTTCTGCTGGCTGATAGCCAACAAGTCGATGCCGAACTGCGTGCAGCAACCAGCTTGCACAGCATTAGCATAACGCTGCATCTCAGCACCACCAAATACCACAGGCGCACCTGGATAGTTAGCCATGCGAGTTGCTTGAAGGATGTCAGCAAGTGCGAACTCATTCAATGCTTGACCGCCAGTCTGGCGAGTAGCAATTTGCAAGCAGTCACCAGTTACAGTGTAGTAACCTTCTACTTCAGTGCCCCAGTTTCCGATGTCAGCAACAGCCTGAACAGCAGCAGCAGAAGCAACCTTGCGGTCGATTACATCCATCAAACGCATAACCGACTCAAGCACATAGCGAGAGTTTTCTTGGCAATGGCGAGCGATGTCAGCAGCATTGATTAACTGTGATGCAATGTAAGTGTCAGTTACATCAACTGTGTAAGTTGTTGTGCTGTCACCGTAGTTGTTGGTTGAAGTACATGTAAGGATGTGGCCACCCTCTTCTACTTCTGTTTCAGGCAAACGCTGAATCCAACGTGCTTCAACTGTTTTTAATTTTCCACCTCCTGGAGAAACCTCAGTGCGGATTAGTTTAGTGTTTTCAGGTGAAAGCAAAAACTCTAAGAAAGGCAATTGCTCACGCTGACCAACTTCGATAAAGAGTTCGCTAAGTGACATTTGCACGTTAGGACACTCCGATAGAATGCGAGATATAGACATGATAAAATGTAGTTTGGAATTGCTTTCAGTTTAAAAGGCCGAAAGTTGCGCCTACTTTGTGCCGATAAGTTGGCACTCACTACATCATCATAGAGCCGCAAAGATAAACAAAAAAAGCCAGCATTGCTGCTGGCTCTGACAAAAAAGAACAATGAAACAAAACAACTATCTACATGAAGGGCCAGCATCCCTGCCAGCCCTTCGCCCAAATCATTTCGATGTATGAAACTTTGACAAATATATTAAGGCAATTCGATTCTACCAAAAAAAGGTTTATCATTTACTGACCTTCTACCCTCACAGCTCCAAAGCTGGCGAGCCCACCAATTGGCCGAGCCCCTTGGCGATGGAATGCCGTTGCTTCTTGCGCAGTAATTATTGCCTGCATCAGTGCCAGGATTGATGCGATAGCCTGATGCA